ACCGCGTTAAGCAAATTGGCCGCCAGTTTGACGAGCTGAACAAAGAATATAAGGGGCGGACGGCTGTACTTACCGAGGGTGCAGAATACAAGCCGGTAGCGGCGAACTTTCAAGAATCGCAGTTGATTGAATCGTTGAGGTTTAGTGTTGAGGAAATTTGCCGGCTTTTTTCCGTTCCGCCCCACAAAATTGGCCACATGGAAGGCGCAGGCTATGCTAATAGCATTGAGGCACAAAATGCCCAGTTTGTTAGCGACTGCATCCGCCCGCTGGTAGAGGTTATCGAAATGGAATTTAGCAACAAGCTACTAGCCGGTAGCCGTAAGTTCCAAATTGACCTAAAAGCGCTTATGCGCGGCGATATTAAAACCGAGGTAGCCCGTAACGTCAGTTACTGGAATATCGGAGTAATGAGCGCTAACGAAATTCGCCGTATTGAAGGGCTAGCACCTATCGAAGGCGGCGACGAGTATAACAAGCCTATGCACATGGGCGCAGCAAATCAAGAAAATGGAGAAGGAAATACGGACCCAGGCGCTAGCGAAGACGGACAGTAGTACCGTCGAAGGCTACGCGCTTAACTGGAATGAGTACGATATGGGCGCCTTTGTAGAGCGCATCGACCCTAACGCTTTAGGCGACCTTACGGCTTACGACGTTCACGCGCTGTATAACCACAATTACGACGCGGTACTAGCACGCTCGAAGTACGGCGCGGGAACCCTAGCCCTGGAGCAAGACGGCGAAGGTTTGAAATTCCGCTTCGACCTACCCGACACACCGACCGGTAACGAGGTACGCACACTAGTAAGCCGCGGCGACGTGGACCAAGCTAGCTGGGCCTTTACCGTCAAAAAGGAACGCTGGGAAAACGTCCGCAGCGAGAAACCTACGCGCGTCATTGAGCAAATTGGCGCTATGTACGATATTTCACTAACGCCACGCGGTGCAAACCCTACGACGTCCGTAGCTTTACGTTCGTTAGAGGCTGCACTAGCGGCAGAACCCGAAACAATTAACCAAAACCCCGAACCCGTGGAAAATCACGAAAAAGAGGCCGAAGTACGCGCGAACGCTTTCGTAGACGCGTCGGCTGTCCAGGGCCAGCTGTCTAAATCAGAGCAGCGCGACCTTGCAAAATTCAGCCTTATTAAGGCTATCAACGAAGCCCGCAACGGTAAGCTTACCGGCGTAGAAGCCGAAGTAAACCAGGAAGGCATGAACGAAAAGCGTAAGCTTGGCGTAGACGTGCGCGATATGCACGCCGTAAACCTGCCCGAAATGTTTACCAAGCGTACCCAGTCAGTTACTGGCGGTACTAATGGTAACCTTGGTGGCGACTTGGTATTCACCGACCCACAGCGTTACATCGACTTTTTGTACCCTAACACTCCCCTGCTTTCGCAAGTATCGGTAGCCGAGAACTTGGTAGGTAACGTATCGTTTCCACGCCAAACGGCCGCTTATTCTTTGAACTGGAAAACAGAAACCGGAGCCGACAGCGCGCAAGATATCACTTTCGATAACGTAGTAATGTCGCCAAAGCGTGCCGTAATTACTGCCGCTATGTCTAACCAGCTTTTGCGTCAAGAATACAGCCGCGGTATTGAGCAGCGTATCATTAACCAGCTCAACCTTTCGTTTAACAAAGGACTGGAGAACGTAATTTTGAACGGAACCGGAGCAGACAACCAGCCTACTGGTATCTACACCGCTTTGGACGCTCAAAAGCTCACTATTGGAGCTATTGACTACGCCGACCTTATCGCGTTTGAAAGCGCCCTAGCTAACGCTGACGCGCTCGAAGGTAACCTAGCCTACGTAACTAACCCCGCCGTATTGGCCAAGCTTAAGCAAACCAAGCTTGACGCAGGTAGCGGCCGTTTCCTCGTAGAAGGTACGCTGAACCCAGTTCAAACTGCCAACGGATACAACATCCTTTCTACGACCCTTTCGCCAAAGTACACCACGCCGGACCCCGACGAGTACGGTATGATTTTCGGCAACTGGTCAGACGTGCAGGTAGGATTTTGGGGCGGAGCTACCCTTATGGTAGACCCTTACACCAATATGAAGTCCAGCATCGTGGAAATTTACTTGGAGCGCTTTATGGACGTTGCGGTATTGCGTAACGCTTCATTTGCACTTGCCAAAGATATCACCGTATAAAAATGGTAACGGTTAGCAGTTATACTCCGATATCGGTAAACCTTACCGAGCTTAAGGCTTTTTGCCGCGTAGACGGTAGCGCAGACGACGCGCTACTAACTATGCTATTTGGCGCAGCCGTAGAGGAATTTAACAGCTACACCGGATACCGTTTAGGTACTACAACTGTAACCGTGGACACCGAGGGGGCGGCGCAATACGCGCTACCCCTTGGTCCCGTTACGGCTATCACGAGCGTAACAGCTTACGACGAGGAAGGCACTAGCACAGTGCTGGCCCTTTACGACGACTATACCTACGTAAACACCGTGCTAGGGCTGAACGAAACGCCCGCCCGCATGGTTATAGTTTACACTTGCGGCGACGCTAACCCGCCCGCAGACGTGAAGCACGCGCTGTACCAACGCGTTAAATTTGGTTACGACTACGGCGACGACTTGCCGTACAATACAAACCGCTTTTTTGACCGCCTAGCGTTCCGCTACCGCCAAAACTTTTCGTAATGCTAGACCTGCGCGTAGAGCTATTAGAGCCGACCACGGCAACGAACAATAGCGGCCAGGTAATTAAGACCTGGGCGAGCGCGGGTACTTTTTACGCGGGGCGCGTTATTTTGCCCCAGGCAGGTACCGAAAGCATGCCGTATAACCAAATGGAAAGCAGCGCTATTATTACCTGGCGCCTACGCTACCCGAACACGGTAAAAGCTAACTGGCGCCTAGTATACGGCGACGAGGATTACGATATAATAAGCGTGGTACCCGAAGGCCGCCGAAGGTACCTTTTGGTTAAAACCAAACTGCGCGACAATGGCACGAGGTAACACGGTTTACCTAAAGAGCCAAACCGGCAAGGTCCAAAGCTTTGACGAGTTCCGACGCAACTTAAGCAAACTAGGTACCAGCGAAACCCTGCGCTTTCGTGAGCTTCGAAAGCTATTAGCGAAAGAGGCTAGGCCGCTTATGACCCAAAGCCGGCGCGAGGCATACCTAGGCAGCCCGCTAGCTGGCAAGTCCCGCACGAAGCAAGCCCGTAAAGGCAGGTACTCAACCTTTTATAACCTTTATAAGAGTATTAACATTTTCCCGAACAAAGGGACGGTAAAGGCTTACGTAGTAGTGGGCCTAGACAGTCGCGGGGCATACTACGCCAACTGGCAGCTTTTCGGCGGAGCCAGGGCAGGACGTCGCGGCAAGGCTTACGAGCAAATCAAAAACAAAAGAGGTAAGGCCAGCGGCTACGCGCAATTTAGAGCGCATTTAAATAACGGCACTATAACCCGCAAAGGCTTGCCGGCGAAAAAGTTTTTCGACAAGGCGCTAGCTAACAGCAGCGTACCAGAACGCAGTAGGAAATTAGTTACTAACTTTGTTCTTAAACGTATTAAGCAGACCCTGGGTTGAACTACTTACAATACATACACGAAGCCGTAAGCGCGTCCACAAGTACGCCAGTTTACGCGTATGCAGCCCCCCAGGGCGTCGCCGAGGATTTTATAGTAATTCAGCTCGGCGGCTTGGACGTTAGCGAAACCAAAGACCAGTACAAAGCCGAGCGCGTAGGCGTTACGCTTTTCATGCACTACACTAGCGCAGATACCGCCCAGGCGGAGCTTTCGCAGATTCGCCACCATTTGCAGCACTACCCGCGCGTTATTCCTATGTACGTGGACTTTGTTACCAGCGACAGCGGCGACATTGAAGGCCAAGCGTGCGTAGCAGAAACCCTAGGCGTAGCAGCTCAAACTACCTTTACCCTTGCCTACATGCAGGGCTTACAAATGTTCTACAACGAAGACGACGAAACGGTAATACTTGCCGCAGATTTCACTTTTTTAATCAATTACTAAAATGGCCACAATTTCCGGCGGCGAAGTCCGCCTATTTTTAAGCACCGACGGCACGACCTATAAGGCTTTCGCAGCTGAAACGGAGTGCAGTTACGAAATGAACGCAGAAACCCGCGAGGTAACGTCTAAAGACGTCGCAGTATTCCGCACCTACGTAACCAGCGCAAAGACCTGGAGCGTTAGCGGTACTATGCTTTTGGGCGACGACGACGCTACCAACTGGAACCCCGACGAGCTTTACGGCAAGGTGGGCGACGTAGTTTACCTGCGTATCACCCAAGTAGCAGCGGGCGGCGTTAGTCCCGTAACCGGCGAAACCAAAATCGAAGGGCAGGCTATTCTTACCCAGCTTTCAGTTTCTGCACCGGACAAAGACAACGGTAGCGTCAGCTTTACGCTGAACGGTACGGGAGCTTTCACCGTAGGTACTAATTAATAAAGATTAAGAGCGATGGAAGGGAAAAAGTTCACGCTGGGGGCAGCGCTTTTATTTGAAGAAGTAACGGGGAAAACCGTTACCGACATGGGAACACTTGGCCTAGCAGATATGCTAGCCATGCTTTACGCGCAGGAATTTTGGAACGTCAGCGACCGCCCAAGTTTCGACGAGTTTAAGGCTATGGCAGGGGCTTGGGATATTTCCGAACTTACCCAGCGGCTTAACGGCCCTTTTTCCCAGCCGGCGGCCCAGTAGACGTACTGGGTCAGCTGGTGGGACGTTTGGGCCTTGCGCCCAGCGAAGCGAAGACGTTAACCAAAGACCAGCTCGAAGCGGTGGTAAAACACGGCGTAGAGCGAGAAAAAGACGAGTGGCGCCGGTCCCGTTGGCTTGCCGCAGTTATCGTAAATATTAGCGGGAAAAGCACAAAGAAAGTAGTAACGGAAACGGACCTACTTAAATTTGAAGACGAGAAAAAAGAAAGCAGCCTACGGGCATTATTAAGGAGCTATGGCGAATGACGTAACCAGTAAGGTAATACTAGGGCTAGACCCTAG